GGGTATCCTGCACATTGCCCTTGGCTATCTGCGCCTCATACCATTTGTTGGCCTCGGCCTGACGGATCTCGCGCGCCTTCTGTAACGGCCCAAGTTCCGCCGCCACCTTAGCTGCGGCATAGGGATTGCCTCTTGCAGTCTGTTGGGCGGCCCAGGTGCTCAGCTCCACCTCGCGCGGTGTCGGTTGGATGACGGGAGCCCCCTGAGGCCTCTCAGCAGCCGGCGGGACATAGCCGGCCGGGTACTGCTGTTGTGGAGGCGGCGCCGGCTGGATGTCGACTGTCCGCGGCGGGTTTCTCGGCTGCAGCTGCGCTTGTACCTGGGGTTGAGGTTGGGGCTGCACCTGAGGCTGTGGCTGCACCTGGGGCTGGGGTTGGGCCTCAGGACCGCCTGCGGAGCCTGTACCTGCGAAAGCCAGAGCCGGGCTGGGTTGAGGCTGCTGGCCTCTCTGGGCCACCAGTGAGGCTGTCACGCCATCCCTGGGGCTGTTCAGGCGGTTGAGATAGTCCTGGCCATAGCCGGCCACGGTCAGGCGGCCGTGCTGGTCGGTGGCGTTGGGGTTGTTCATGCCACCCTCGCCGGCGTACCAGGCCCTGGCGGCGCCCTCCTCGCCATACTTGTTGGCGTAGCTGCCAAATTGGTTGTCGAAGGTTTTATCCTGAGCGTCCCGATCGGCCAGGAACTGTTGCGGCGTCAGCGACCGGCCGAGCGCATCCTTGGTCCAGGGGCCGATGTTGGCGCCCATGACCTGATACTTGCCATAGGCGCGATCGCCGCCTGGCGTAGTGGCGCCGAGCGTGGCGTAGGGATCCCGCGCCCCGCCGCTCTCGATCCCGGCAACGGCGCGCCGGCGGCCGAAGGTAGGATCGATGTTGGCGTCCAGCTCATTGGGTTGAGATTGATCGCTCGCCTGTCCTCCAACGAGACCTCGGGTATCCGTCTGGGGGATGGGGCCAAGCGAGGCAGGCTGCTGCGCAATGGCTGACGGCGCCACAGGCGAGATCGACGGGCCGCTGGCGGCGGTAATGGCCTTGACGCCGGGTTCGTCCTGGATGTGGACGTCGGCGTAGGACTGCGGCGCTGTACCTCCCGCCGGCGGATTAAGACCCTGCAGCGCCAGATCCTGCTGCATTAATTCGTTGGCTGTCTGCCTACTACCGAGCGCTTCGCCGATCGCCGACAACCCCTCGCCGATCGTCTTGGGGAACTTGTTCCCGGACGCCATCATCTGCAAGGCGATGCGCTTGCGCAGCTCCATATTGACGTTGGGGTTGTTCTGCCAGAAATAACTGGCGAGGGGATTGGAGGTTTCGTCCACCATCACGCTGCCCTCAGTATGCTGCCCATGACACGTCGCGGATTGATGTACTTGGTGCCCTCGCGCTCAGCGACGGCCCTGGGCTCGATCTGTTCGACATCCTGCGCCATCGGCCCAATGTGCCTCGTCGAAGTCGGGTCATCCTTGTAGCTGTATTGATAAATCGGGAGCTCCCGCTTTTCGTTTTCGTCTGTGGCGGCAAACACCGTGCCCATTTTGCGGATGTTTTCCTTCGACCGCCGGTCTGACTTGCTGAGGTAGCCGGCCCCCAAGCCGAGGATGCCGCCGATCAGGTTGTTGGTATTGGTGGAGTTCTGCTGGTAGTTCTGCATCTGCTGATTGAAATTAGTATTGATCAGCCCGCCCACGTCGGTGGTGGCAATCTGCGACTGCGGCGAATTGAGCCAGCTGGGCTGGCTCACCTGCGAGCCCGACATCAGCGAGGAAATCTCGTTGATGGGCTGGTTGCGCTGCGCGTATTGCTCCTGCATCCACTGATTACGCTGGGTCTGCGCGGCGTTGAAGGCGGCCTGCTGCTGCGCCATCTGCTGCGCCAGGCCGGTGTTTTTGAACGAGGCAAGCGCGCCGGCCTGCCCGAATTGCTGGCCCTGCGCGGCGTTGGCGAAGGTGCCGGCGCCGAGCGCCTGCTGGTAGCCCTGGTTCTGCGCTGCGTTCTGGAACTCGGCCTGCGCCTGCGCCTCCTGCATCATGCGCTGCTGTTCTTGTCCGGCCTGACTGATGGCGCCATAGCGCGCGTCGTTGGCTTGCCGGTTGTAGTTGTCCATGGCGGAAGAGTAGGCTTCCGAGCCATAACGAATGCCCTGGTCGGCCAGCTGCTGCTGCACCCGCTGCTGCTCGATCTGCAGCTGCGGGTTCATCCGCTGCATCAGGCTGTCCTCGACCCGCTGCCGATCGGCCGAGAAGCCATCGGAGGGACCGTAGGACTGCGTGATGGCGCCCTGGGGGCCGAGCGAGGTCTGGATAGGCCCGCCGGCATCGAACGAGGTCGCGGCCTGGCCGACATTGGCGATATTCTGCGCGTTGCCTCCCGCCGGCCCACCGGTGGGATTGAAGGCGGTATTAAGCAAGTTGGAGACACTCGCCGACTGCGAATTGGCAAGCCCTGCCAGGTTCATTTTTGCGGCGTCGGTCTGGCTCTTGATTGCCTGTTGCTGCGGCGACAGCGACTGTGTCGAGGTGAACGTCGGCAGGTTGTACTGGCTGCCCGTCGACGGGTCGGTCCAGCCGTAGTTGCCGGTGACGTCATAGCGCAGCGATCCATCAGGCGTGTTCTGGTTGACATTGTTGAGGAAGGCGTTGGCAATGCCGGTCGAGACGTTGGTGCCGGTCTGGGCAGCCGCGGTCTGCAACGGGTTGGGTGGTGTCGGCTGATCGCCAAACAGGAAAGACATGGCCTACCTCTGCATCGGTTGCTGCATTGGCTGTTGCATGGGTTGCTGTGGTTGCGCCATGGGTTGCTGCATGGGTTGCTGCGGCATCCCTTGCTGTGGCATCTGCGGCGCCATCCCCTGCGGCGGCATTCCCTGCCCGATAGGCGCCCCCTGGGGCGGCATTCCACCTGGGGCGGGCATACCCTGCTGCGGAATGCCGCCACCGCCCATCATCCCTTGCTGCGGCATCTGAGGCATCTGCGGCATGGGTGTCTGCGGCGGCGGGTTAGCGATATTCATCAGCGCCGCGGTAATGCCGTCGCGGCTCTGGTTGGCACCTGGACTGAGATAGGGGACGGGCATTATGCGGCCTTTTCTGTTGCAACGTGCAAAACGTCACGCTTGCGATTGAACTTGTTGGCTTCCCACGCCTCGCGCGTCAGGCGGCACACCACCAGGTCGCGGTCGCGACCGAGCATGCGCGGCAGCAGGGTTGGCGCATAATTGAAGGCGATCAGCTGCCGCAACTGGCTCTTGTCATCGGCCGGCACGCGATTGACCACCATCTGGCAGTCGAGCTGCAGGAACGGATACTGGTAGGCGCGCCACATGGTCTCGCGCGTCAGCCACCTGGCGCCGGGAAGTGCTGCGCCGCTCATCTCGATGACGCCTGCCTGCTTGTCGTAGTTGTTGTAGAGGATGCCGGCGACCAGGTGGCCGTCCTTGTCGATGACGCCGATCGTCGCCATCATGGTCGGCATCTCGCGGCCATGCCACGCCGGCACCAGGTTGGCGACAAAGCGCGAGACAATCTCGTCATAGCCATAGACGTAGTCGAGCATCGGTTACCCCTCAAATCGGGCCGTAGCCATCATTACCGTAATCGTTGAGCCCGGTCGCGCCGCCGTAGTTTACCCCTTCAGCCCCCAGACCGAAGCCGCCATAGCCGCCGGAGAAGGCCGTTCCCGACCCCGGCTCTCCGATGGTAGCGGTGCCTTGGGCTTCGCTCGGGCCATAGCCATGCGTCTGGCCGGAAATGGCGTCGAGGCCGGTGACGTCGCCATATAAACCGACCGGGCTGGTGCCGGTGCCGAACACGCCGCTGTTGTCGCCGCCGGTAGGTCCGCCACCACGGCCGCCGCCGCCGCCGCCGCCACCGCCACCGCCACCGCCACCGCCACCGCCACCGCCACCGCCACCGCCGCCAAACCCACCGCCGCCGTCGCCCCCCATGCCCGCATCGCCGCTGTTGCCCGGACCCCCGCCCTGCTGGTTCAGCCACGCATTGGCGGCATCCTGCCCGACAATACCGGAGAATGTCGCCCAGTCGCTCGCTGACATGCCCGCCGCCAGCGGATTGCCTCCACCGCCGCCGCCTTGCCGCATCCAGTAGTCGGGATTGGCGTAGGCCATCGAGCCGCCGCCGATCCACGGATTGTTGACCGGCGTGCCGGGCTGGCCGCCAGAGGTAACGCCGCCCTGCCACGGTTGCAGCGCGTTCATCCAGCCGACGTCGGTGACGGAGCCCGAGGGCTGGCCCGGGTTCTGGAAGTATTGCGCGTAGTCTCCATAGGGACTTCCCTGCTGCGCCTGCGCCGCCTGCTGTTGCTGCGCCATGATCGCCTGCGCCATGGCGTTGCGCTGCGCATCCTGTTGCTGCGCCATCGCGGCGTAGTATCCGGACATATCCGGCGCCGCTCCGCCACCGTCGCCGCCAGCCGGCTGATCTGGGATCTCGATGCCGCCACCGCCCTCGTCGCCTGATGATGCAAAGACTTTCATGAGCTTTTTACCTTACGAACTACCGGGTAAGACTTGCGGGAGATAAGGCACCGGATCGGATCCGTAATTTCCTTGCATCGGCGTAGGCTCGACCCCCGGCTGGTAGCCGTAGCCGAACATATACGGGTTGCCTGTCGGCAGGCCGCCCGCGTTCGGGTACGAATAGGGATCACCACCATACTGTCCGCCTTGCGACGGAGGCACCCCAATAGTTCCTCTCCCTGTACTCGGTGCGCTACTGCCGCCGCCGACACTTCCGCCGCCTGCGAAAGTGCTGCCGATACCGGGATCGGTCAGGCCGCCGCCGCCGATATTGGTCGGCGGCAGGCCCGCACCGCTGAAGGCGTTGTAGCCGCTCGGGACCTGCGTCTGACCCATCGCGCCGCCGCCGTAAGGACCGGATACGCCGGTCGGGATGGACTGGCCTGAGCTCGCCCGCCGGAACAGCGCAATGTCGGTCGGCGACATCCGCGCCAGCAGGGACGCCGGAATGTCGGAATTGTCTGCTTGTGCCGCCACGCCGGTCGGTGCCGTAGGCGTGCTGTACTGCACGGTGCCGCCGCTCAACGCCTGTGTCGGCTGCTGCATGATCGCATTGGCGATGTTGTCGCGCTGGTAGTTAGCCTGCAGCTGCGCGGCCTCGGCCGGGTGGAGGCTCGAATAGGTCGGCCACCAGCCTTCGCGTGTGGGATCGCCTGCCATTATGATCTTCCTTCCTGAACCATCACGATACCCCCAGCATGACTTGCGGCGGCGTCAGACCGGCCGCGACCGGACCGCCGCCGGAATACGGCCCGCCGGACGAACCGCCCAGGCCGCCGCCAAAAGCGCCACCCACACCGCTGCCACCGCCGGTAACTTGCGCTTGCGTCGCCGCTGCGGCCGCTTGTTGCTGCGCTACCGCGGCTGCGACCGCATTACGCCGCGCGTCGAAGTCATACGGACCGCCCATCGCACGCACCCGCAGCGCCTCAGGATCGAGCTCGCCGGCCGGATTGCCAGTATTGAACGACACCGGCATTCGCGTCTGCTCGATGTTCTGATCGTTGACATTGAAAACGCGGTTTTGCCAGTCGTTCACCGCCTGCATCGCAGCAGGATCGCCCGCTCTCCAGGCTGGCGCAAACAAATCGCCCATTGCAGGCACCGCTCATCTCCCTAGACGTTGACACCGCAGGCTTCATACGTCGCCGCAATCGAAATCAATTCCACCACCGGAACAGCTTGCTGCGCTACCGTCACCTGGCAGATGGGCGCGTGACTAAACCCGGTATACCCAATGGACACCCACATGGTATTGCGCACCGTTGGCGTCGATGGCGCCGCCTGATCCCACTGCGCGTATTGCGCAATGTCCGGCGCCGATGGCGGCGCGTTGCCCGATCCGGCATAGCCCCACAGCCCCTGGTCCCAGACGTCGAGCAAACCGGGATCCGGCGCCGCGGACGGCGCGGGAGGCACGATCACAACGTAGTCTGTCGTTGCCGACAATTGCGGCTGGAACGGTTCACCGGCGCGCGAGGTGAAATGCGCGCGAGCCTGGCGCCACGTCATGGTGGTGGAGCCTGAGGAAAACATCTCCCACCCGCCAACCATCGTGGCCGTGTAGGGCTGACCGTTATCGTAGCCGGTGCGATCGGCCTGCATGATCTTGCCGTCTTGCGTACCGAAAAACATATCGCCTCGCATGCGGCAGAAACACATGGCGTCCCAGCCGACAAACCTCGCCCAGGCGCCGGTCGCGATGTTGACGACACCGCAATACAAACTGCCGGGATTGCCACCGGGGTAGGTGACGAACATCCCGCCATACTCATCCCATTTGCACATCATCCACGGCAGTGATCGCTTGGCGTTCACCATGTCGCGCCACATTGGCTTGATGGCGCGCGTGATGGCGGCGAGCTCGAGCTGGGAGCTGTCTTTTGTGATCGAGGCGCTGATAGGAATAATGCCGTCGACGGTCGCGATGAGTATATCGCCACCAACCGCGGTATAGGCGTTCATGCCGAGCGGGACCGAGGTTTGGTAACGCCCCTCCTGGCGCCAGTTCGCGACCGTCGACGGATCCGAGCCGGTGAAGATCAGCAGCTCGCCCTGGTCGGTTAGAAACACACACTTGTCATCGATACCGTCGCCTGCATCGAGGCTCCAGGTGAAACCGCAGAGCAGTTTGCCGCCTCTGGTGGCGGCGCCAGAGAGCGGGATCAGCTGCAGAAACCCGCCACTCGCGTTGGTCGGCAGGTACCAGGCGTTCATGCTGCCGCCTTCGATGAAGAAGTAGCGGCCGCGGTATTTCCAGACATAGGTCAGGTTGTGTCCAACCACGACGCTGGAGCCGGGCGGCCCGGTGATCCACGCCGCGCCATCGGACGGCATGTCGACCGTCCAGTAGGTCGGGTGCGCGGTTCGATCGGCGTTGAACGTGCCGGTGGCTGCGGCGGTGTGGGCGACCGCACATTTCCAGAATGAAAAGTCAGTGGTGTCCATCGCCCGGTTGCCGACCGCATACACCGAGCTGTTGGCCCAGTTGGTCGGCGTCGTGGTGGCAAGCGAAGTCCACGTCGTGCCGTTGAAGCGCATCGGCGCATCGCCTGCGTCGTTTAGCACCAGCATCCAGTCGCCGCCCTGATTGGACAGCTGCGAGGCGACGTAGTTGCCTGATGTCTGCCCGCTCTTGACCAGCACCGGTGTCGACGCCGTAACGTCGTACAGCTTGGTGGCGTTACCGGCATACATGCGCTGGTTATTGCCACTGATGAATTGAAACATGGAAACAACAGGCGTTGTTTCCGGCAGGCTTGCCCATGTAATGCAACCGCCACGCAGCGCCAGCCCCTTCATCGTCGGCTTCCAGTTGTCGAGCACAACGGCAGCGCCAGGCTGCATGAAGCTTTCGTTCTCGTTCAATATCAACCCGCGGGTCGGCGCCGGAAGAGTAATGGTCTGCAGCCGCTGCGCAGTCTGCGGGTCGACGGCCGATCGGCGAAAGGCCTGATAGGTCATGGCGGCCCCGGCACATAGATAGTCTGGGTCGGGATAGCCAAGCGCGCATTATTGGATATCGGAGTTCTTCCGATGATGATTGGCGATGGGCTATCGCGCCCCATTACATTGGTCAGGGCATCACCGTAGTTGGAAAGATCTTCGGAATACGGCGACCCCTTTTGGGCCTTCCATTGCCAGATCATGCCTAATTTCAAGGTGCGTTCGTCAAGCGCAAACGTGTCTCCATCCGCCATGAATGCATCGCCGCGGCCGCCAGACGTCAGGTTGATGCAGTTCTTGTCGAGATACAAAAACGTGGCTGTCACGGCAGATCTAGCAGGAGGCCCGACAACCGGTCCGGCCATGATTGGCCAGATCAGCATCTTGCCTCCCATCATGGTCCACTCGCCGTATGCCTCCGAGTAATTCATGGCGCGGCGATGCAGCCACTCGTCGGCGTCTGGAACGAACCGCATCGACACCAGCTGCGACGTCGACCGCCACACGTTGGTCGTCAGCAACATCCTCTTATAATTGGATGGCAAGGCAAAACGATCGGCTACGCCGTCGCCGGTGAACGTGGCGACAGTCTTGAACATGGTCCAGTCGCGGGTATCGTAGGCGATGCGCTGCGCCATCTCGTTGGCAAGCGTGAGCATCTCCTGCATGGTGCGGTTGCCGGTGATGTTGGAAAAGACCGATTGCGGGACCAGAACGCCCACCGTCGCGCAAACATCCTTCACCACCGACAACAACGTCATGTCAGGCCACCTTCTGCGGCCGGCACTCCTGCGCCATCCGCACCAGCGTCTTGCGATTGCAGTTGCCCTGCGGAGGCATGCCGGTGTGGGTCTTGATGAACTCGCGAAGGCCTTCGAGCGTCATGCCGGCGAACTCGCCCTCCTCGGCCTCGCGCGCTTTCTTGTCCTGGAAATCCTCCTCGAGCAGCGCGTTGCGCGCCCGTAGCGCCTCCAGCTCGGCCTGCAGCTGCATGGTCGGGGCGTTCAACTTACTCTCAGCAATGTACGCCTCGGCCAGGTTTTTCATGTCACGGCCGCCAGGGCCGAGGTTCTTCAGCTCGGCACCCTCGACAAAGGCGAGCTGCTCTACCGTGTAGATGCTTTGTGCCCGCAACTCTGCCCGGCGCCCCTCGGTCAGGAATGGCGCCTTCTCGAGCGGCGTTCCGGTCTTGGTCTGCGCCGCGTGCTCGAGGAACTGATGGTACTGATGCTTGAACCGCTCGGCGTAGGTCCACATTCGCTGTCGGCCGGTGAATTGATCGGTGACCCAGCCGCAAAATTCCTTGGCCGGAAATACCTTGACGTCCTTGTTGGCACCGGAACGGATCTCGACGTGCTCGACATCATCGAAAATCGGCCGGCCTTCCTGGCGTGACTTAGCCTCGTTCTCGACTGCGATGTGCTTGAACAGAACAACCAGAGCCTCGTCCGGATCGCGATATACAGGCATAGTTTTCCCTCACTGTTGAAATGGTCCTGGCCGCCTCCGCGGAAGGAGGCTTGAAACCTACACGTCGGCGGCCAGGTTACTCGATCCCTGTCTGCTGTTCGGCGAGCTCAGGTACCGGGTACGCTGTCGTACAGTCTCCAGTTGAACAATGGGTTGGTCATTGTGAGCTCGCCCATCCACCCAATAAATTGCGCGATCGCATCTTTATCGATTGGCATCTGACCGCCCTCATCGAACAGTTTGTCAAAGTTGCGCGAGGGGTGATAACGCATGCGGAGACTGTCGGTGTTGATCCCAAAGGTAGTGTTCGGCGGCATGTTAGATCCAATGCCGCCATCGAGCACGATCTCGGCCCGCTTGCCGCCACCGATGTATTCGAGCGCCGAGAAGCCGAGCTTGCCGAGAGAAGTCTCGTTGGTCTGCCGCTGTATCAGCACCGTCGCTGCGTCATATGCCGCATAGTGTTCAGGAGACATGATGAGCAGATCGGCATAGTCGCGACCGCGCGATTGCTTCGTCATTACGACGTTGAGCATGGTGCGCGCCGATGTCGAGTTGAACTGCGTTGAGCCGGCCACGAAACTGTTGGCGTCGAAGGTTGCCGTGCGCCAGATGATCGCCGAGCCGCGATCGATGCCGCCATAGATG